CCCCGTGAATCTGAAGGTCTGTATCAAACGACTGACCTCAAAGTCATCATCGGCGTTAGCGAGCTTGGCACGTATTACCCAACCGAGGCCGACCGCATCCGCTACCAACAGGCTGGAGCAACCCGAGAAGCCAAGATCATCGCCATTACCACCTATCGCGGCGATAACCCGGTTTACCACTCTCTAATCGCGAGGCCCCAATAGTGGCTAAAAAAGGCTTTTGGCAAGGAGGAAAAGAAATAGCACAAGAGCTGGATAGGCTTGCCGGATCCTTAGTGCTTGTAGGTCCAACGTTAGCTGCGGAAAAAATTGTTTCTGATTTACAAGTACGCGGACCTTTATGGACAGGTCAATTTGCTAACTCGTGGCAGATCACCGGACCGCAGGGACAAATAGCAAAAGGCACAGGAGCACCAGGGCAACCACAACCCATCGGATTTAATACAACGCCTTTTACAGGAAGACAAGCCACACAAACAATTTTTCGTACCACGTTTAGTACAGATAAAGTTGTCTATACAATCTCTAATTTTTGTACTTATACAGATGAAGCTCGTGATCTAGTTCCTTATACACCGCCTGATAAAACAGAGCGAGAAAAATTACGTGCACCACTTGGTAATGCCGTGTATGGCACAAGAGCGCTCGGCGGAAAACGCGGCGATATTCAAGGTACCGGTACAAATCGCACCACAGCACCCCTCGACTGGTACGTTACTTACACAGGTGGTGGCCAACTGGACCGCACAATCCAAGTAATGATGGACAAAACCTTTAAGGCGTCAAGATGAATTACCAAGCAATCCGCGCCGCTGTCGAAAACCCGCTCCTCACAGCGTTTGGCGCACTGGCACCAGCAGTACCCGTTTATTTCGACAACATCACAGCAGTCCCGCCTAATACCACCACGGAATACGTCCGCGTCAATGTTACTTTCGGCATTACCAACGAGCCCACGCTTACCAGCAGCGTTGACAACGCCCGTGGCGCAATTGTTATCCGCATTTTCACGGAAAAAGGCAAAGGCCCCGCTCGCAACCAAGCGCTTCTAACCACTGCTGTTGGCGTACTGGAAGTACTAAACAACACGGCAAAGACAAACAACGGCGTATTTTTTCGCGTAGGAGAAATAAACGGACCTACATTTTCATCAACAGAAGAAGCACCGCATTTTGTGGGGCGAATTGACACCTCCTACGTCGCAACTGTGTTGTCGTAGGTAATGCTTAACGACAGGCGCTAACCTGTATTAAGCCGGGCAGTGCCCGCCCAACAACGTTCACTTGGTACGCCCTATGGCCACCACCGTTCTGTCCGGCACGTCCGGCGCTCTCTACTACAAACCCGCCGGCACCACCGGCAACTTCGGCGAATCTGGCGTCAACGCCAGCACCGATGTAATCACGGTCGCTCCTTTCCTGAACTTCAAAGTCGGCGATCCGGTGAAGTTCCGCGTTGTGAACAGTCAAACCGGGGGCTCCGGCACCGGCACTTTGCCTGCTCCTATTTCGGACGCCACCACGTATTACGTGTTGAGCTACACCGCAGCTACCGGCGCCCTGACCGTTTCAACTTCTGCTGGTGGCACCATTTTGGCCATCACTGATGACGGCACGGCTACTGCTCCTAACGAGTTCGAGGTGTACTACGCCGATTTCGCTGTTGTCGGCCAAGTCCGCGACTGGAGCTTTGAGATCAGCCGCGCTGAAATCGACGTCACCACCATCGGTCAAACCCCTGGTCAGTACGTGCCTTTCCGCACCTACATCAGTGGCTTCGGCGATGGCACCGGCACCGCCACCGTCTACATGACCGACGAGGACGCTGCGCTGTCCAACCGGATGATTGAAGACGTGCTGCAGCGCCAGCAAAACGGCGCCGCCTTCAAGCTCTACACCGACCGCGTTTTCAGCGGTGGCACCCTGAGCGAGACCCTTAGCCGCTCAATCAGCTTTGATGCTGTGCTGACTTCCGCCAGCCTGAACATCAACCCTGACGACGCCCAATCGGTGACCGTCAACTTCCGCCCCGCCGCAACCCCCACCTTCGACTGGGCCAAGTCCTGATACTCTTCTGGAGTAGCCAGTTCAGCAGCCCCGGCCTCCCAGCCGGGGTTTTTTATGTCTAGTCCGCTACAGTAGACCCAAACCAACAGGATTTTATGCCTGCCTCAATTCCAGTCCGCGCTATTGATCGCCTGCGTAAAGCAGCCAACCTGGAGCCGGCTAAAAAAGTAGTCGAACTATCTGACGGAAGCACATTTGAAATGTGGGTGGCTCCCTTGACGATGGCCGAGCGCGAACGCGCCCAAAAGCAAGCCAAATCTGACGACGCCAACGCCTTCGCACTGCAACTGCTGATCGCAAAAGCGCTTGACGAATCCGGCTCCAAGTTGTTCAGCGTCGGCGAAGTGGATGTGCTGAAAAACGAAGTGAAGGACAAAGACCTCCAAGCTCTGATGCTGGCAATCTTGACCGACGACGCCGAGCCAATCGACCCAAAATCCTGAGCGCCGAACTGCGTAAGGACAACTGGCTCATGCTCCAATTCGGAGTAGCCAAAGAGCTAGGCATGTCCCTCAGCGCAGTTCGCGCCACTATGACCGCCGAGGAACTGCTTGGCTGGAGCGCCTACTTCCAGATCCTGAACGAAGACCAGCAGAAGGAAATGGAGAAGGCCAAACGCCGCCGCTAACCCGGCGGCTTTTTTACACCGTAAACTGAAGTACCAGAATACGTCTAGCGAAGTGGCCTACCAAGCTGACATTGTTATCGCCGTAAAAGGAGCTGCACAGCTAACAAATTTACAAAAGCAAATTCAAGCTACTTCTGCTTCTGTAGACGCAGTAAATAAAAAATTAGCTTCTCAAGGTCTTTTTGCTAACAGTTTAAATAACTTGCAAAAAGTAAGTACGCAAGCTAATCAAGCCATGCGTAATGCCGCTACTGGAACTACCGCGCAAAAACAAGCTATAGATTTGTACGTACGATCTTTAGCCGCAGCAGAAAAAGCTGAAGTACAACTAACAACAGCAATAAAAAATAGACAAAGGGAATTAGGTATCGCTACAAAAACAACCGCACAAGCAGGGAGTAAAGGTTTAGGCGGAAAAATTGGTGGTGCAGTTAGTAGCGGTATTATCGGCGGCGCCTTTCCTTTGCTTTTTGGCCAAGGAGGAGGGGCAGCCGCAGGTGGCGCAATCGGTGGTGTACTAGGTGGTTTAGCCGGACCTGGCGGTGGTTTTGCCGGCTCTTTGCTTGGAACATTACTTGGAGATATTGCAACTAAAGGTGCGCGAGTAAAAGAGTTAGCTAATGACATAGGTTTTAGTGCTGACCAAACACGAGAACTTGAGGCAGCTTTTGCGCAAGCAGGCCAAGAAGCCGATAAATTTGAAGCAGCAGTACAAAATATACGAGGACTGGGTTTAACTTTAGACGACCAAGCCGATTCAATTAAATTAGTTACAGCATTAACATCCACATACGGCGGTCAAATCGACAAAGTAGCTAATGCTTTTACATCTGCACTTGAATCGGGTAAAGTAACTCAAGGAACACTTAATCAATTAACAAGCCAAGGTATCCCTATTCAAGATGCTTTAGCTGAAAAATACGGTGTCAGCAGAAGTGCTTTATTAAAAATGACAAAAGACGGTACTGTATCTGTTCAAGCTTTAACAGATGCATTAATTACAATGGGTAACGAGGCAGTTAAAGCCGGAGAAAAACCTAAAACAGCATTCGAGCAGTTTAACGCAGCTTTGAGTGGGACAGCTACCGCTGTCGGTAATGTGGCGAACGTTATTGCAACTGCACTGGCACCAGCAATAGACGCTATTATTAATAAAGCTACGTTAGCATTAAATGCTCTTACGGAAGTAATTAACACAGAACTTTTACGTACAAAAATTCAAAGTCAAACAGGTAAAATTATTAGTCCGCAACGTTTACAAGCCATAGAAAAAGAAGCCATGACTATGGCAGCCACGAGGTACCCGAGTCAAGCAAGAGGTAATCAACTTGCAGCTGGAGCGGGTATTATCTCCCCCCGTGCTCAGCAAGAATTTCAAATTATTCGTGAGCAACTTATACGTAATGAACTAAAAAGTTTTGGTTACGCGCAAGGTTTGCTGAGCGTACCAAAAAATGTGCCTCCTACCGGAGCTATAGGGGCTATAACTGCGCCTTCTCAAGCGGCGCCGTCAGGCAACACGGGCGCAAAGGGCCCCAAGCCTCCAGAAGACCGCACAGCACAATTACTGGAAGATCTTAAGGCGATGGAGCGTATATCCAAAGCCCAAGACGATATGCGTAACGCTTTGTTTGAAGGCAATAAATTAGAAGCTATTAACTTAGAGTACAAACAAAAAGTAGCCGATATTGAGCGCGATACCGCTAAGTTACTTCTGAACGCTAATTATGCTACTGAAAAAGACGTTTATCTTAAACAGCAAGCTGTCCGACTAGCTGACGCACAAGCAGTAAGACTGGACGAAATAAGGGAGCTAGAACGCGACATTACTGAAGAGTATTACAGCCGTGCAGGTTTAGATCCTCGTAATTTAATGCAAAACCAAGGTGCTGGTGCTTTTGACCTGACCCTAGATTTAGATCCAAATAGCAGAGTCGTGCAGGGTTTTGACGAAATGAGAAAGCGTCTTGAAGAACTACAGGACCCTATAAACATGGCAACTAAAGGTGCTGAAAGTATCGGTAGCGCTTTTAGTGAAGCGTTCACAAGCATTGCCACTGGCACACAATCCGCACAACAAGCGCTAGCCAACTTCTTTAAAGGCGTTGGCACTGCTTTTGTTGACATGGCGTCGCAAATTATTGCGCAAATGTTGACTATGTACGCGTTTAAGCAACTACTCGGTATTTTTGGCGGCACCAGCACCGGTCTGTTTACAGGCGCCGGGCCCGTATCTGGCGCATCTGTTTTTGGTGCTGGTCAGGCAAATTTCAATCCTGCGGCGTTTGATCCGGGTTTGACATTTAGCCCAGGTGCAAGGTTTGCAAAAGGCGGTTTTGTCACCGGTCCCACCCGCGCACTAATCGGCGAAGGCGGCGAACCGGAATACGTCATCCCCGCCAGCAAAATGCGTGGCGCCATGAGTCGCTACTCTGCTGGCGCTCGTGGTTCCGGCGTCATCCCATCCGGCTCTGGCGATGGTGCCACCATGGGGGCCACAATGACAGCAGCCCCTATTGACGTTCGCTACACCGTGGAGCGCATCAACTCCGTGGATTACGTGACCGCCGATCAGTTCCAAGCCGGGCTGCGTCAAGCCGCCAGCCAAGGTGCAGAACGCGGCCAGCAGCTGGCATTACGCCGGCTACAACAATCTCCTAGTGCCAGAAGGCGGGTGGGAATTTAGTGGACATTGCACTCGGCAACTACCTGCGGCTGAAAAAGCCGGACGACACCACGAACTACTACTTCCAAAACTTTTTCATTGGCGCCAATGCGGCTTACGACGGCAGCAGCTACGCCTTTCTGCCCTTCGGGTTTAGTGGCGTCAGCGTCAATCGCAGCGGCGACAACACCGAGGCCAGCCTCGTTTTCCCTAATAACGAGTTGAGCCGCGCCTGGGCATTGCCGGCCATTACAGAACGCTGGCTGGCACGCGTGTACGTGATGGCGCTCAACCCAGACGACCGCACGACCGGCATCTTGATGCACCAATACAACGGGCAAATCGCCGCTGGGCAATGGGATGAAACCAGCCTGACGCTCAACCTCAACACGATCCTCGATGCCGTTGGGGCTGATGT